TTTCTTCCAAAGTTTTAAAATTATTAGATTCATGCTGACATTGACCAATAAAACTTGCTTGTCTTTTAATAGTATTAATTTGGTATTTTTCAAATACATCTATTAATGGTTGTAACCATTTTTGATCAATACCTATAGATGTTAATTGTTCACTTGTTATCATCATCACTTCCGATCTTAATTCCTGTTATTAAACCGATAAATCCTCCTATAACAGTTTGAAAAGCAGGACCTATAATATCAAATACTTTTGTATCATCTACTGAGGGATCTAATATTGCATATATAAACATTAATAAAAATGCACAAATAACACCTACTAAAGCATAAGACGCAATTAATAATATATGATCTTTTGTGTTCATTTTGAGGCTACTCCTTGCACTTTTTCAAATGTTCTTAAACCACCCATACCTAACATTCCCATCATTAATTGCCATAAATTATCATCAAGACCAGGTAATGGAGGAATTACAACATTAAATATCCCTGCAATAGTTCCTGATAATGGACGAATTAAATATTGATAAGCAAGTGCTAATGCACAAACCCATCCAATAGCAGGTCGCCATCCTGATACAAATAAAGATGAACTTTTTGCTTCCTCTTTATTAATGTCTGTTTGTGCCGTCATACTGGCTAATTCGCCATTTTGTTGCATTTGTAAAAGTTTTAATTTGGCATCTGCTTGTTGTGCAGGATCAGGAAATATTCGAGTAATTAAAGTATTACCTAAATCTAAAATTGCAGAAATTGGGTCAAGTGACATATCAATCCTTCAAGAGAATAATTAACATCATACAAATTAGAGCAAAAATTGTCCACCATTTAAATAACTCATCATCCACGGACAATATCCTTTTTGGTTTTTATAATTACCTTATGTTCTTTTGAAAATTTTGGTTTAGGTTTTTTATCTATTTTTTCTTCAAAGTGTAAATAAAAAATATAAGCCCATATTCCTAATTCTATTAAATAAAGAATAAAAAAAAATGTAGCCCATGTCATACAAGATTAAAATAAAACAACAAACTGGTAATAATAAATGCGACAAAAAAACACCAAAATTGAACTTTTTTAACTTCAGATAATTTATGACCATAATAAGTTTTGTTTTCTAAATGCTCTTTTTCAACAACCGTTTTTAATTCAAGAACTTTATTCCACTCTTTTTCGCCATATTGTGTTTTAAAATTTTTTTCCGCTTTTTTTTCTTCTTTTAAAATGACACTTTGTTTTTCATATTCTTTAATGGCTTTAAAAAGCATTGAATTTTCTACTGCTTCTTGATGTAATCTAAGTTTTTCCTTTGCTTCTAGTTGTTCTTGGGCTACCTCAACTCCATCATGTTGAATATTTTGTATAGTTTTGGATAATTTTTTCCCTGCTTGTCTAGTTTGCTCTAGGCTTTCTGCTAAAGAATTTGCTCCTTCGGCAATAGGATTAATTTCAGCCATATCATTTAATAAGTAAAGTTTTAACGGTATCGGTTAAAACATCTTTATTAAAAAATACGGAAACAATAACAAAATATAAAAGATATTCAATGCGTTGCATTCTTTTAGAACCTTTTTCAAAAGATTCTAAAATTCCTTTATATCTTTCTGCACAAACTTGTTCATGTGCATTTAACCGTTTATCGGTATTAATAATAACTGATTCCATGTCCATAAATACTCCATAAAAATTATAAATATTTTCTTATAGGTATTTTATAACTTCATAAGGACTTACAAAGGCTTCTTTTATATGGTCTGTTTGTTCCCACCATAAAAATTGATTCTTTCGTAAGTATATCTTATTTTTCAGTAGATTTATATTCTCTTTATGACCAAATATTTTAGGATCAGATTGCGACCAAAGGACAATTCCTTTTTTTTTACAACTCCAAGCAAGATGTTGAAACATACTATCAACTGCTATCCAAGTATCACATTTATCTATTAAATCTTTTAAAGATTTTATTGGTAAATTAAACCTACAATCATCCACTAATTTAACATCGCCTTCTATTCCAACTTGAATAATATGTATAGATTTATCAATTTTATATATAAATTCTTTCCAATATGGATAGTTTTTTGGATTTTCTTTTCCATTTCTTAATTTTTGAGCATAAGGAGCAATTATTATCATAAATACAACTTTCTAAATGCATTTTCTAAACTATCAGTCCATTTCCATAAATCCATTTTTTTATAAATATTCCATTGGTCAATATCTCCAAACAATTTTTGAGCATCTGCAATAGATTGCCCTTCTACTATTTCAGGATAACAAGTAAATACAATTGGATTTTTTATTTCAGATAATATATGACTAAAAACAATATGATCACCCATGCCACAATTTAAAACGACAATAGTTTTATTTCTATATTCCAAAGTTTTTCTAAATATTATTTCATCATGCTCATACATTTCTTTTTTTGTTTCTGACCGAATTCCACCTTGAGGATTTTTATAATGCCAAGTATTAGCATTTGGAACAACCAAAACTTGATAACCTTTTTGGTGGATTCCATAAGTAAACAAAGTTTCCTCTCGATGCGCTACCCTTGAAAGACCTAAATTAAAATCATGCACACCTGCTCTATATAAAAAAGAACAATGGAGATGCTCAACTTTTTTAACTTTATAAATATAATTCCATTGAATATTAGGTTCATTATCAATGTTATCAATGACACCAGTTAAATTATTTGTAAATGGAAATGGATTAGTTAATATTGCGCCACCAATAGCACCTACGGACTTATTAATGTGCTTAGAAAGGTTTTCTAAAACATTTGGTTCAGGTATGGCATCATCATCCACTCGCCAAACCCAATCATAACCCATTAAATTGGCTTTTTGATGTATAAAATGTTGTCCTTTTTTTTCAGCAAATTGCCATTCCCATGCTATTTTTTTAGCATCAAGAATTGAAAAAAAATGCTGATAAAGAAACTCATTTCGCATATCTTGAGGTTCATCATTATCATCAAAAATAATTAATTTATCAGGTTTTTGAGTTTGATTAATTATTGCGTTTAATACTAATGGTAAAGTTGTAAAATATCTTCCTCTTGTGGCTATTGAGCATAATATTTTAGGCATTTTCCCACCTGCATAACATTAAACTGAATTGAGAATTAAGATTTAATTCATTTGATAAATTACCTGATTCATCAATATAACTAAAATTAAAATTAGGAAAATCTTTTTCAGTTAATCCGTGCAATTTATGATGTTCTCCCCAAAATCCTTTTGGTTCATTGTAAGGAACACTTATTAATAATGTTTTGCAATATGTTTTTAGCATTTCAACAATTTCTAATCCATTATCTAAATGCTCGATAACTTCAAATGCAATAATTGTATCTTGATATGCTAAAGGAAAATTATTTATATCACCTTGCATAAAATTTTTTGTTTGTCCCCAATTTTGTTCCTTAGCAACATCAATAATAATTGGGTCATAATCTACACCTATGTATGATATATCATCATTAAAAAATTGAGTTCCATAACCTGTTGAACAACCTATTTCTAAATAAGTTTCTCCAAAAGCATTATGTCTTGCCCATAAATATCTTTTAGCCTCTCTAGGAAATATAGGATCACCTTTTAAAAATACTGCTCTTTCATAATTATTAGATAGCAAATATTTATAATGTTCTTTATTATATTTTTTGGAAAGTATCAATTCATTTTCATAAAATTTTCTTTTCCAATTTGAAACTAATTTTTCATCATTCATTGTTCCTTCTCCTACATGGTAAATAGGAAAAGTATTGTTATATCCACAATTAATTAATGTAAATCCTGCTTGAGTTGCTTTATAACAGAACTCTATATCTTCACAACCGCCTACATCATAAATTGGCAGTAATCCAATTTGATCAAATACTTTTTTATTTATTAATACACAAAAGAAAACGGCAAAAGTTTGTTGCGTTATTTTTGAATATAAATGTAATGGAGCATTAATATCACCTTGACCATCAAGCATTTCTAACCATTTATTTTTTGGTTGCTCCAATAAAATAGTATCGTTATTTAAAATAATAATTTTATTAGTTGATGATTTATTAATACCTTCATTAATTGCTTTTGAAAATCCTATTGGTTCTTTGTTCCAAATAACTACTAAATTTGGAATTATATGATTTAAATAAGTTAGGTAAACATCTGTTTCATCTATGCAACCATTTGCTGAAACAATTAATTCAATATCATTTAAATTAGTATATTTAATTATTGATTCTATACAAGGTTTTAAATATTTATCACAATTATTATATGTAGGTATAACTACACTATATTTCATATTATCTTATCCTATATTAATTAATGCGGATATACTGCATCCACTATCATACCTGCAGTTAATCCTGTTCCAAATACTATTGATGTTCCACTTGTAACTGTTATATCTGTTCCATTTCGCATTTTAACTCCATTTAAATAAACATCAATTTTTCCTGAAGTGTAACTTAATGAAGTTGAAAAAGTAGTTTGAGAAGCGGTAGCAGTAAATTGGTCATAAGTTAAAGCAATACCATATCCTGAATATCCCGAATATCCACTTGTTCCTGTACCTCCAGTTCCTCCAGTTGCTCCGCTATAACCTGAATATCCGCTTGTACCTGTTGCACCTGTAGAGCCATTTTGTCCACTATAACCGCTATAACCACTTGTTCCAGTTGCACCATTTGAGCCATTTATACCGCTATATCCTGAAAAACCTGATGTACCTGTTGAACCATTTGTTCCGTTTATACCTGAATATCCACTAAAACCACTTGTTCCTGTAGCACCATTAGTTCCATTTGTACCTGAATATCCTGAATAACCTGATTGTGCTTCTAAATTCCAATAAGTGGTATTTGTTGGAACTTGATTGGTATTTGCTAATATACAAACATAAGTTGAACCATTATAGGAAACAATATCTCTTGCGTTGTAAGCAGTTGCACTTGACCAAGTATTTCTCCATAAATAACTTAATCCACTATATCCGCTAAATCCACTTGTCCCAACCTGTCCACTATAGCCTGAAAATCCGCTAGTCCCTAATTGTCCTGAATACCCACTAAAACCTGAAGTTCCAACTTGACCACTATAGCCTGAAAATCCACTTGTCCCTGTTGAACCATTTATTCCTGAATATCCACTAAATCCGCTTGCGCCATTTGTACCATTTATTCCACTATAACCTGAGAATCCACTTGTACCAACTTGTCCTGAATAACCACTTGTACCTTGTGCGCCGTTTAATCCGCTGTATCCTGAATATCCACTTGCGCCATTTGTTCCATTAAGTCCTGAATATCCTGAATATCCACTTGTTCCATTTGTGCCATTTACACCTGAATAACCCGAATAGCCACTAATACCACTACCACTATATCCCGAATAGCCTGAAATTCCTGAACCGCTATATCCTGAATACCCACTTACTCCGCTTCCGCTGTATCCTGAAACTCCTGAACCACTATAGCCTGAATAGCCTGAATACCCACTTGTGGAATTTCCACTAAATCCACTTATACCGCTATATCCACTATATCCTGAAGTTGAATATGCTACTTGTGAAATATTAATTATTGCACTTGGTGAAGCAGGTCTTGTAGGACTTGTTAAAGCACCTTGATATACTAAACTTACATTGGTATTAGAAGATGACCAATAAACTTTTAAGGTGTCATTAACTGCTACATTGACTAACCAATTATAAATTTCAATTTGAACTGTTCCTGCACCACCTAATAATTGAATATCTTGTGTTGTATTTGCAAGATTTGTACCGTTTTGTTGTAACCAAGATGAAACAGTAGGATTAGCACCAGTAGATGTTGATATGGCTAATTCTGCTGATATATGATACAAACCTGCATTAGAAAAAGTTATTGTTCCACTTGAATTAGTTATTCCATTACTTAATACTGTTGTATCTAAATTAACTAAATTTGCAGTTGTTGAGCCACCATTAGATTGATTTGCTGTACTTACAAATAATCCATACCAACCTATAGAACCGCCTGCACCTACACCGCCTGAATAGCCTGAAAATCCACTATAGCCTGATGTACCAATACCGCTATAACCTGAATATCCTGAGATACCACTTCCTGAATAACCCGAATAGCCACTTATTCCTGAACCACTAAAGCCTGAATATCCACTAACACCGCTTCCTGAAAATCCACTATATCCACTTGTTCCAATTCCACTATAGCCTGAGTAACCACTAATTCCACTTCCTGAATAACCTGAATAACCGCTAATTCCTGAACCAGAATAACCAGAATATCCGCTTACACCACTTCCTGAAAAACCTGAAATTCCTGAAAACCCTGATATTCCTGAAAATCCTGAAAATCCTGAAATACCTAAGCCTGAGTATCCACTATAGCCACTTATACCACTACCTGAAAATCCTGAAAATCCGCTTATACCTGAATAACCGCTAAAACCTGACAAACCTGAGCCTGAAAAGCCTGAATATCCTGAGTACCCACTTGTGGCTATTCCTGAATAACCTGAATACCCTGAAATTCCACTTCCACTAAATCCTGAATATCCTGAAATTCCTGAGCCTGAATATCCACTTATTCCTGAACCGCTATAACCTGAAATTCCTGAAAAACCACTTGTGCCTGAAAATCCACTTGTGCCTGAAAAACCCGAATAACCGCTGATACCTGAAAATCCTGAAGTACCTGAAAATCCACTTAATCCCGAACCACTAAAACCTGAAATACCTGAATATCCGCTATATCCTGAAATGCCACTAAAGCCACTTATTCCACTATAGCCACTAAAACCTGATATGCCACTAAATCCTGAATAACCACTATATCCGCTAATACCTGAAAAACCGCTTACTCCGTTTGCAATAGCAAAAATAATTGCTTGATTATTTGTAAATTGGCTTGTTCCTGATGATGAAACTAATGAAACTGGAATAGTAAAATAATTTCCTACATTTGTAGGATTTCCTGTTATTTTCCAAGTTTGTGAATTTGCACTATTTGTTTGGTCTTGAATTACGATTTCTTCCGTTGCCATTAATAAAGCAAGGAATACAGAAATATCAACTCCATTAGCAGTTAATTTACTTACATTAATTTGTGTTGCACTTGTTTGTGTAGCATTATTCCAAAGAATATAATCAGCAGATGGGTCGCCATTAGTTGCTGTTGTATTTGCTTTATAAAAATAATAACTACTTGATACTCCACTTGCTCCTGAATAACCTGAAATTCCGCTTCCGCTAAAACCACTTATTCCTGAAAATCCACTAATACCACTAATACCTGAAAAACCTGAAATTCCGCTATAACCTGAAAAACCGCTTATTCCTGAATACCCTGAAAAACCACTTGTTCCGCTATAACCACTAAATCCTGAAATGCCTGAACCACTAAATCCTGAACTTCCTGAATAACCTGAAAATCCTGAAATTCCGCTAAAACCACTTGTTCCACTATATCCTAAATTTCCACTAAACCCTGAAATACCTGAAAATCCGCTTGTACCACTATAGCCTGAAAAACCGCTTACTCCACTACCACTATAACCGCTTATACCACTTCCTGAGTATCCTGAATAGCCTGAATAACCTGACAAACCTGCTCCACTATAACCGCTATAACCTGATGTACCGCTATAGCCTGAAGGTCCATATAAACCTCTATCTACATTTACATTTAATGAATTAGATGGAGTAACATCGACAAGAATGTCATTTTCGCTGACTACGGTAACTTGTATAGACATATTAATTCACCACACCATCGGAACGGACTAAAAATAATAAAAATATGATTTGGTCTTGTGCAGGAGTTGAACCATTTGCAGGAAAACTAATTTTAATTCTGCCTGAAAAACATACAGGATTAACTGCTGATATGTTTAATTCAGGATCAGTTGAAATTAGATTCCATGTAGATTCATCAATAATTAAAGTAAAAATACCTGCTGTGGCATTTTCATTTGCAATAGTTAAAGAAACAGGAGAAGGCTCAGGAACATAATTAGCAATATCAAATGAAAGTCCGTATCTTGTATCTTGAAGATTTGATATTTCTCTACGGATTATTTGTGCATCTATGGTTGTTCCTGTTAAATCTACAGGTGTTCCGTTAGAAGTAAATGTAAGATTCCAATACCATTTTTGATTATAGACTAATTCGCCTGAAATACATTCATTATCAAAACCTGATACTTGAATAATAGTGTTTTTGCTAAATAGAGCCATGATTTCTCCGTACTCGGTTAATAAACTTGCGTACTCGCTAAGTCCTAATCATGTTTTATATTGTTAAATTATTTTACCTTAATATTTACCTTCAGCAAACATATTAGCAAAAACAGTTCCGTCCTCTAAAGCCTCAATTTCATGCCAATCATTAGCAACTAGATTAATTGGTTGTGTATCTTTAGTCATTATTATTTCTTTTCCTTCTTTTCTGACTGCACAAGAACCTGCCATACACATAGTTGCATGAGCAAAAATATGGTTATGAGCAGGTAATCCTTCACCTTTATTAACATGAAATATATTTAAAGTTGCACCATCATAAGTAAGGCTATGTCTTGGTACTGATGCAAGAACCTTACTTTCAGGAATAACTTGTTTCATAATGTTTGAGTTCCTGTTGTGGTTGGTTGTTTATTTTTAGCCAATGCTTCTGCTTGTGCTTGTTGTTCTTGAATTTGAGCAAGTTTAGTATTATAAACATTGACGCAATTATTTGCCCAATCAGGCAGAGAATTAATAACTTGATTTTGATCTTTTGTAAAATCTGCATTATCTTTAAATTCGATCCAACCTAAATTGGTTTTCCATTGTAAAGCATGAACATTATCAGGTATTCCAGTAGTGGAAATATCTAATCCTGCTAAAGCCATTCCATCAACATAAACCGCATTATCTTCATTAATAATAGTTAAATTCATTTATTACTCCCAATATATTTAGGTTCATCATTAGTTAATCTTGCTGTTTCCATTAATATTTTTTGTGATGTTTCATTCGCTTTAATCATTTCATTTCTAAAACTTTCTACGGCTGAAGCAGTTGAATGTTGTTGCCTTGCATTATCAATAAGCATAACAGGTAGCCAAGCAATAGAACAACCCCATTCATTTAATGGAGTTCCTAATTGTGGATGTGAACCTTTAATTTCTATAAACCATGCACATTCCCAAAGTTTACAAGGTTCAAAATTATTTATAGGACAATTTGATTTTGATTCTAATTTCATTAATTTTTACTCGCTAATATTATATTGGCATACAAAACATTTAATGTAATTGCTGATGATGTTGCTGAACCAGATATAGTATGAGTATGAGAACCACCACCACCCGCACTACCTGTTGTTGAACCTGATGGGGGATAATGATAAAAACAAGGACAACCTCCACCAGTAACAGTTGCAGTTGGAATATTATAACTATGAGTATGACTCGGTATTTGTGTAGTAGATAAAGTTGTTGCTCCTGCACTTAATCCAGTTGTTGTAATAGTGGGAGTTTGATTAGAAAAAACTGTGCTAAATGCCGTTGTTCCACCTGTTCCACCTCCTGTTCCGCTTACTATTCGCATAGAATAATCATTTAATGTTGTAACTTGTGTCCATCCTGTTGGAGCAGATGATTGATAAAAAGGAGATACTGTACCTGAGGGAATAGTTATTCCTGATTGCAAACCGCTTGCACTTACTTGACCTGAAGTATTTAAATAATTGGCAAAATTTGCTAAATTGAGTGCTTGTGTCATTTTATACTGCTCCAGTCCTGTTAAAAGTTTGTTCCAATAATAAATTAAGATTAGATGTTGGTGTTTGACTTAAAGTATATGAACCTGTTGCAACTGTATAATCAATTGTTTCCAACAATAATACTCCATTGTTATATAAATTAAAAGCATTAGGATTAAAAGTAAATGGATAAATTGTTTGTCCAATAACTGTATATGTATCAACATTTTGTGGATTTCCGTTAGGTTGTCCTTGATTATTATTTGTCCATTGTAATACTTGCATATCTCCAGTAACGGCTGAACCAAAAGAAATAGTTTGACCTGATATATTATAATCCTGTGCATTAACTACTGTTCCATTTAAAAATATTAATTCATTACCACTTACCAACCAACCTGAAGCCGTATAATTTGCTTGACTAGTTAAAGTAACAGAATTAATAGTAAAAGAATTATATGATGTAGATGTAGATGCTGAAACTGATGCCATAGATATAATAGTAACAGTATCATTTAAATTTGCTCCTGTTGCTAGTGTAATTTGGCTTGAACCATCTGTCCATTGACTTCGGTCTAAATAACATCCATTTTGAAATACTAAGGAATTACCTGATAAATATTCAGTTCCTCTTGTAATACTAAATATTGTTTGCCCACTTGTTGCTATATGTGCTGTCATTGTGTAATAAAAACTATCAGGCGCAACAAAACCAATTACTCGACCATATATATCTACAGTTAAAGTTGCAACTGCACTTGTATAAGTTGATGCACCTCCGGGAAAAGTTAATAATTGTGCCAAAGATGCTTGTAATAATCCCTCTGAATTATTTTGTATATTTAATTCACCTGTAGATGTGCTTGTTGTTCCTGTTTGTATTACTTGTCCAGTTCTATAATTTAAATCAATAATATTTGTACCATTTGGTAAAGCCAACCAAATAGATGGATCATAAGTAGTAGTATCACTAGGAACAAAAGCACCATTACCGCCAGAATAATTAGCCACACCAACTGAAAAACCAATAAGTTTATTTCCATAATTGTTATATAAAAGATAATTAGTTGAACCAAAGGTTGTAGGAGCAGGATACCAAGTATAGTCTGAAGGTAATGTATCAAAAGATGTTGATGATTGATTACTTAATCCATAATAAGTTGCTCCTACAGGACTTGTAGAAAATCCTGTTCCAGTAATACTGGTAGCATAAGCAACACTTAAATATCTTTGTGTATATTGATAAGTTGCAGGTCGCCATTGTAATAATGAACTAGCGAAACTATAATTGGAAGTTGCTACGGCATTTACCATTCTTGAAAAAAAATACCAATTTCCTGCAGGTATATTTCCTAAAGTAATATTAGGAACTGCAACATTGTTTCCATAAGGATTACCACTAGGTTGTATTGCACTTGTTCCTGCAAATATATATTGATTTGCTGTAGGAGTACTGGATGATGAATACCATATTTCTATATATTCTGTTATGCCTGTGCTAGATGTAGTTGCTCCTATTATTATTGTAGGAATTGCTGAATAAGTATTAGAAGAAATAATTGTTGGTACAGGAATTGTTCCAAAGTTATTTGGTGCAGGTAATCCTGTTTTAGGCGGTGGTGCATATTGCGTTATAGAAACATCATTAAATACAGATGGATCATAATTTTGCAAAACCAAACTAACACTAATTTCACCTGATGGATTAAAGGTTTGATCTACTCTCATTATTCTAAATAATTTTGCAACCCATCCATAATTGGCATTAGTTACCGTAACTATATCTCCTGCCTCTAATTCCAATCCTATAAAATTAATAGTGCATTGTATTTGTAAATCTAATCTAGCCGATTTTAAATTTCTAGTTGCCAATAACTGTGCTTGAACATTATTATTTACCAATGGTAATTTAATAGTTTGTTTATTTATTGGTTCATTTGGATATAACAAAGATGGATTTAATTGATGAAGGTCTAAAGTAGTTGTATTAAATGAACCTCTAGTTACTACATCAGGATATTGACACTCTGCAATATTATAAGTATTGGAAATATCCATAATATTGGTAGATATATTTGAAACCATATTAGAATCATTTATATCCATAGCAACTGTATAAGTAGGAGTTTGAACTATTACTCCCCATAATCCATATATTTCATTATATTTAATAATCGTATCCGCACAATTACTTATATCTTGTAAATTACTTAATACAGTTTGAGATGTATCTATAGTTCCATTAAATTGAAATCTTGGTTGAGTTTGTGGATTCCCTAAATAATCATTAAAAGTTATTATTTGATTTGAATAAGTGTTTAGTGCCGTTAAACTTGTTGTATCTATTTGAGATGTTGGTACACCTGCTCCATAAATCGTATTACTTAAATAATCATAAATACAATCACCTGCATAATTCCTTGAATTTGTTACTTGAAATTGTGTTTGACCTAAACTTGTAACATTAGCATTGGAATTATAAGTAAGTTGAATAATGACAAAGGCACAATTTGTCATTAATTTATTATTATCCCAAGTATATGTTAATCCTGAGGATTGCATAACTTGAATTGCAGTTAATGATGTATTAACAGGACTTGATGAACCGTTGCTATATAAATAAATATTAATATATCCATTACATCTAGTATCCACTTCACCTGTAGATACATCTTGCAAACCTGTTACTGATGTTCCACTAATAATACATTTTTTCCCCTCATAATAAATATCGCCAAAAGTTATTGTATCTGCGCCATAATTAGTTACTTCACAAATGGCTAATACATAATAAAGATTTTGGTTATCAGAAGTGATGGATAAATCTATAATTGTTCCACCTACATAATTACTTCCATATACAACTGGTATTTTATTATCTGTGGCAGGTGATACTTGAACATTACTAGAAGTGGATAATTGTGGATTTGCGTTATTAGGAACATCTGGCGCAAGAAGTTTACTCACAATACCTGATACCATCATGGTCACACCCATTGTTATTAATGGGGTAAATCCTGTTACCAGACCTATTCCTGTAAATACTGCTCCTATTAAAAATCCACCAAAACCACCCATATTAAGCCTTTAATCCAAATGGATAAGTAATTGTTGAAATAATGGATACTCTATTCATGGATGTATCATTTGGATAATAAAATTGCCAAGATGCATCATTGGTAAATCTACCTGCTACACGATTTTGTAAAATCATTTGTATATTGGCACAATTTAAAGTTATAGTACCTGCATACATTCTTACTTCTTCCATCCATTGTTCTCCTATGGAAAAAGCATTAATAAAACCATAAAAATATTGGTATAAACCACCTGTTCCACCAGTTGTTATTAATGAACCATCAATATTAAAAAATCCTTTCCACATAGTTACTTGTGAACCTTTAAAATTACTGGCTAAAACCGCACCTAAATAACTGGTATCAATACCTATTACGGACAGAGTTGTTTCATTTGCAGTTGCTTTAATATCTCTCTGTATTTTTCCAAAGCCTACTAATGCTCCTAAACCATCAAAAGGTTGAGAATCTACAGATGGTATTGTTAATGCTATTGGTGCGGTAGAAAATCTATATGTGGCTGTTGGTGTAATAATACGGACAAAATCTGCAAACCTAATATTATTAGTATTTTCAATAGGCGTAATATTATTCATACTACCGCCTCAAATGCTTTAAATGTTCCAGTCCAAGATAAAAACGAATCATTGGTCATTGGTATTAAAGTATAGGTTGGATAATTTCTTAATATAACTGGAAAAGTTATACCAGTATAAGTATTTCCACCCATTGATACGGTAGTACCATATTGACCAATAACGGCATTTATAGCAGTTACTACTGGAGTTAATAGATTACGATGAACTGGTATATTAACTGTGCTTCCTGAGCCTCGCTGAACATCCTGAGTGGCAATATAAGAGTATCTTCCTACCTGACAAAAATCACCTGTTTTAACTATATATGATGTAGATGCAATACTTGGTAAATTACCTAATACTAATACCTTATTCGCCGATGTTGTTTGCCATTGGCAAGAAGAAATTTGAGCCGAGTTCATATTTCCTTGATAGGCTATATAATTTAACCATCCAGTTGAACCAAAATTTAAATATTGCTCAAGAGATTTATCATAATATCTGAGATTTGATAAAAGGTTTCTGTTTTGACTATAAAGCAAGTAATTCATTGGTTTCATATCAAATTGAAAAGGTACAACTCCGACTACTTCACTAGTTGATATTTTTTGATTACGAGATATTACCTGACCAATCAATCGTTGATCCATAATATTTATTTGTTCTGCTATTGATAAAATGTCATTTAAAGTAGCCATATATTATCTGCTTGTTGGCAGTCCTCTCTGTGCTGATATATTAGCCGACCATACCGCTTGTTTGTTATTTGCAAGGAACTGTGTAGCCGACTGGGTATCAATGGCAGACAAATTAGCAATATATGGTCCATTATAAGTAACACCGCCTGAATTTCCCATGTAATTACTAATTTGATTATTTGGAATTATTGTGCCTGATTGAGTAGGAATAAATAATTCTGGACCATTTTCTCCTACTAAATTAAATTGATTAGGACTTACAGATCCACCTGATGCTTTACCTCCACCAAATAAATTACCAAATAATCCTGATGATAAATTTCCTCCATCAGGGGTAGGTCCTTGTTGTGTTCCACCAACTAATCCACCTGCTCCTGCAATAAATGCGCTTATACCTGTTGCTCCTGCTGAAAACATTTGCATAGATGCATATTGCACTTGTAATTTTAAAAGCCCTGTTATCATTGTTCTTATTAAATCAGAAAATGACAATTTACCAGTTTCTACAAAAGTTTCTAAAGCATTAGTCATGCTTGTAGTTACTTCTTGAAATGATTTTTTTCCAACTTCTGCGTAAGTATCTGCTGATTGTTTATAATCTGTAAAGGCTTTATCCCAACCAGTCATAAACTTTTCTTGCTCATCTTGCCTTGCTTTAACAATAGCAGTTATAGTTTGTATTTCATAATCTTTTTCTAAATCTAAAAGAACTTTTCTTTTTTCTAATTCT